TCCGACGTACAGCTCCTTCTTAGAGCGTCTATTGAGGAGTTCTCACGGAACTGTAGATTTATTTTTACCTGCAATTACAAAAATAAGATCATTGAACCACTCCATAGTAGGTGTAGTGTGGTTGACTTTTCTGTTAATAAAAGAGACAAACCGATTATCGCTGCTGAATTCTTCAAAAGAATAAATTATATTCTTGAGTCGGAAAAAGTTGAAAGTGATAAAAAGGTTGTTGTTCAATTAATTAATAAACATTTTCCTGATTGGAGAAGAGTATTAAATGAGTGTCAGAGATACTCAGTTAGCGGAAAAATAGATAGTGGTATTTTAGCAGCATTCACAGATGTAAAGGTAGATGAACTTACGAAGAATCTTAAAGAAAAAAACTTCCCATCGGTACGCAAATGGGTTGTCGATAACTTGGACAATGATCCTTCTGTACTTTTGCGTCATGTTTATGACTCTCTTTATAGCACCCTTAAAAACACTAGCATTCCTGCTGCTGTGCTTATTATTGCTCGTTATTCTTATCAAATTGCCTTCGTAGCAGATCAAGAAATTAATCTTCTTGCTTGTTTAACTGAAATTATGGTGGAATGTGAATTCAAATGAATGATAAAGAAAAACCTTTCAAACTTAACTGTTTCGGTTTTCTTGGAATTGTGCTATTATTAAGTGGTATAACTTCTGGAATTATTGTTTATTATTCAATATCTGATTATTTAAAATGAAAAAAATGTCAAAACTAAAACATCAAGTAAAATCAAATAAGTATTATCTTTTTTGGGGTATAGCAACAATCTCAGTGGTTGTAGGACAATTTTATGTTGGAAATGGTTTTCGCAGAATGGCAGATACTAATGATGCCATATCCGCTGATATTAATTTACTGATAGAAAATATTATGTTTGCGGTGCCGAATCAAAGAGAATTTTTATATGAACCAAATCAAATGATTATTAGATGAAAAAATCTTTAAAAACACCACTTCGTTATCCTGGTGGCAAGTCTCGTGCTTGTGTAAAAATGGATCAACACTTTCCTGATCTTAGAGATTATACTGAATTTAGAGAACCATTTCTTGGTGGTGGGAGTGTTGCGATTCATATTACAAAAAAATATCCTAATATAAAAATTGTTGTAAATGATTTGTATGAACCACTTGTTAATTTTTGGGTTCAACTTCAACAGTTTGGAGATGATTTGACAAACCGTTTAAGAGATTATAAATTAACACATCCAAATCCAGACTCAGCAAAGGAATTATTTTTAGAATCAAAGAATAGAATCAATGATTTAAAATTCGATTCTTTGGAAAGAGCTTGTGCATTTTATATTGTTAATAAATGTTCTTTCAGTGGTTTGACAGAGAGTTCTTCTTTTTCAAAACAAGCATCTGAATCTAATTTTTCACTAAGAGGTATTGATAAACTACCTGAGTTTTCTTCCATAATTTCAAGTTGGTATATTAATGGATACTCATATGAATACTTAATGCGTAATGATATTCATGATGGTATTTTTATGTATATGGATCCACCATATGATATAAAGGATAATCTTTATGGTAAGAAAGGTAACATGCACAAGGGGTTTGATCACGATCAGTTTGCAAAGGATTGTGATCAATCTGATATTGATATGATGGTTAGTTATAATTCAAGTCAATTGATAAAGAATAGATTTAAAAATTGGAAAGCAGTTGAATATCAACATACCTACACAATGAGATCAGTAGGAGAATATATGCGTGAACAACAAAAGAGAAAGGAATTATTGTTATTGAATTATGACAATCAAGCAAAAATTAGATTTAGTTTTGATGGGTGTTATAATTATAATAAATTAAAGGTAGAGGGTTTGACGAAATGAGAGAAAGAGAAGAACCAAGCGATTTATGGCAGGACATGGAAACTCTCAATACTCTGTATGAAGAACTATGTTGGGAACATAATGATGTCTTAGAATTTGTACCTGATTTTGAAAACAATAGAATTATTATCAAAAATAAAACTCACGAGGAAAAATATAGATACTGGGATGATGAAAACTGAATTAAAGGACTGGTTAAATTCAATTAACCATACTAAGAAAAATTTAATTGATGAAGATCCATCAGTAGAAAAAGATTATCCACCTTATATTGTTAACCGTTGTTTATCTGGACATCTTGATGCGGTGATGTTTGCGAATGAGATGAATATGTATTCTTTTTTACCAAAGAAGATGCAATATGATTTTTTTATAAATACACTGAGAACTAAGAAAAGATTTTCTCCTTGGATCCGTAAAGATTTGATAAAAAATCTGGATAATGTGAAACGTTACTATGGATATAGTAATGAAAAAGCAAGACAAGCAATGAAAATCCTATCAAAGGATCAACTTGATTTTATAAAATCTAAATTTGAAATTGGAGGAACATGAGTTTTGTTCAAGAACCTGAGGTGAAGTGGTCACCAGACCAAATGGTCGAAGTGCTATTAAATGAACCAGATGATTTTTTGAAGGTTCGTGAAACACTTACAAGAATTGGAGTAGCATCCAGAAAAGAGAAAAAAATATACCAATCTTGCCATATTCTTCATAAACAAGGTAGGTATTTTTTAGTGCATTTTAAAGAATTGTTTGCTTTAGATGGGAAGCATGCAAATTTAACACAAAATGATATACAAAGGAGAAATCGTATCGTTCAATTATTAGTTGATTGGGGATTGATTGGAATCGTTGATTTGTTAAAGATTAAAGACATAGCACCACTAAATCAGATAAAAGTATTAGCATATAAAGATAAAGGTGACTGGATACTAGAAACCAAGTATAATATAGGTAGTAAGAAGAAAAAAGTTGAAGAGTCTTAATTTCTTTTTTCTGTTATTAAGGAGTCAAGATGAACGGTAGACTAGACAAAGTTGCCATGACAAATAAACTCATGCAACTTAAAAGAGAACTTGATTACAAATGTGAAATCGGAGAGATGGGTGAATGGGAATGTAATGGTGCGAACAAATATATGCATAAAGTATTTAATGTTTTAGATGAATATTGGCAGTGAAAAAATTTATATTTGATATTGACGGAACAATTACACCAAGTCGTAAACAAATGAATCAATCTTTCATGTGTTGGTTTATTGTGTTTCAATGCAAATATCCTGTATATCTTGTGACTGGTAGTGACAGGAAAAAAACTATAGATCAAGTAGGATTAGATGTTTACAATAGGGCAAAAAGAGTATATAACTGTGCAGGAAATGATATTTATGAAAGAGATAATTTAGTTTATCGTAATCCTTGGAGACTATCAGAAGAAGCAAAGGATTTTTTATTGAATGAACTATCAGAGAGTCAATTCCCATTAAAGACAGGTAATCATATTGAAGAAAGATCGGGTTGTGTAAACTTTAGTATCTTAGGTAGAAATGCATTGTTTGAAGAAAGGGAGATATACAAAGAGTGGGATCAAATTCATAATGAAAGAGTTTGTATTGCAGATAGATTCAATTTAGAGTTTCCTGAGTTATTTGCTTTTGTGGGTGGTGAGACAGGTGTAGACATATCTTCAAAGGGATCTGATAAGGGTCAAATAATCAGAGATTTTTCTTTTGATGATGAATTGCATTTCTTTGGTGACCGTATGGATGAGAAGGGTAATGATTATCCATTAGCGATAGAAGTTAAGAAAAGGGGCGGTTATACGTACCATGTAAAGAACTGGGAGGATACCCGAACCAGACTTGAGGAGTTTACCACACTACCTTCAGAGTTAGTTAATGTATAATTAGTAATGTCGCCGCAAGGGACAACAATTAACACTCGCTTTTAAAGGAGAACTATTATGTCAGCACTACAAAGATATCACTCTGCAAACTTACCAGAGTTGATGAAAATAATTCAAAGAAACGGTATAGGTATGGATGAATACTTTGACCGATTTTTTAATGACGATTATTCATCAAACTATCCACCATATAATCTAATAAGTGTAAATAATCACGAATCAAGACTTGAGGTTGCACTAGCAGGATTTAAGAAAAAGGATGTAAACGTCTACACAGAATATGGTAAGTTGATTGTAGAGGGTAATAAGGAAGAAAAGAAAGAACCTGAGAATTACACACATAGGGGATTGGCACAACGTTCATTCACAAGAACTTGGACACTCTCTGATGATACGAAAGTTGAAGATGTGAAATTTGAGGATGGAATGCTTATAATTAAATTAGGCAAAGTGGTTCCAGAACATCATGCAAGAAAAGAGTACCTCTAATTACGAACACCCTAATTTCTATAAAAGTGCTATGGGTGTGGTTTATGAGAAAAAACCAAAGAAAACATACCCACACCTTTACAAAGTATTTTTACTAGACTCACATAATACGAGTTGGTTTTGGATACGAGAAGATGGGAC